CCACTATTTTCATTTAACGAACAATAACCTCCATTTATTGAAAATTGTGTATACTGTTACCGAACACGCCAACTGGGTGTTCATAACCAACCTGTGCTTCGGGCAGGGATGCTTGAGGCACGTATCGTCTAGAAAGAGATACTATGTCCAGAAATCCATTTGAAATCCAGCCGTGGGACAAGAACGACTCCACATACCCACCGCACCAGCCGTACAAGGCCCCACCTAAGGCCGACCAGAAGCCTGCTACCATTTACACCCTATTCCCTAACATTGACCGTTGGGGCATTGGCTACGACTCTGTGTTCAACACCCTCAAGGAGTTGTCCCAGCACAAGCCTTCCTTCCCTCCATACAACCTGACTAAGTCTGGCGATGGCTACACCATCACTATGGCATTGGCCGGGTTTAAGAAGGAAGAGGTTGAGGTGTTTGTAAAGGACCGTGTACTAACGGTTCGCTCAGACATCGAAGACCGCAACGACATCCCTGAAGAGGGCAAGTACGGCGAGGTCATTCACCACGGCATCGCTCAGCGCAACTTCACCACTACCTTTGCTATCGCAGAGTATATTGAGGTAAAGAGCGCCAAGCTTGAAGACGGACTACTAACCATTAAGCTAGAGCTTGAGCTCCCTGAGGAGAAGAAGCCTAAGCAGATTGAGATTAGCTAATGGAACTAAACAAGAATATGACTCCAAGTCGTTTCCTAGAGGTGTTCGGTCCAGCTCTAGAAGGATACTTGGAGCAGACATACGGTAAGGATGGGGCGTATGCCCTTGACTTACTGCCACAGTCAGCAGAGTTTTTCAGCGTGTCGTATCACGCTCTCTGTGCTCTGCAGTATGCTGAAATGACTACAGACTCCTTTGGCGGGGAAGAGTAGTTTTCTATTCAAAAACTAAATAGCGGTAGGGACAAGGTTTAGCTGCTCAACTAACTAAACTAACCAAATCTTCGATTACGTCTTCGGTCTTGTCCCTGCCTCTATTTACTAGGGCTGGTGTTGGTAAGTCTGTGAGGGGCTTAATTCCTTTCTCTCCTCCAGAAACGTGGGTTCGACTCCCACCCAGTCCACGTGCAAAGGAGAAACGTGGCTACTTACGAATACATCTGCCCTCAATGTAAAAGCGTTATTGAGGTTAGTCACCCGATTACTGATGCCCCAACTATTATTTGCGCCGATTGCGCTACTGCTCGTGTAAAGAAGTTCTCACTGGGAGCAGTCACCTTTAAGGGTGGCGGTTGGGGTCGTAGCTAAGACTTACGTAAGAAAGCCCCCACACAACCAAGAAATGTGGGGGCTTTCTTATTGTAACTTTACTGCGTCTCTATAATCCTACGGTAGGTCACTTCTGAGTGCTTACCAGCAAACGCGCTGATGGAAACAACCTCAGTAGCTTCACCCGGTCCACCACCTGCGTGGACCATTGTGTCAGGGTATAGATAGATACCAACGTGGTATGAGGAATCTCGTCCGTTGTACTTAAAGACAATGATGTCTCCAAGCTTAGGGTGTTCTACGGCCTTACCAGCAGATTGCTGCTTAGAGGCGCGGTGCTCAAGGGTTACCCCAAGCTCACCGTACATCCACAGAACAAGGCCAGAGCAATCCCAGCCTCGTGGTGTAGACCCCGAGAACACGTATCTTGTCTTACCGACTCGGTTTGTCACACGTTGGACAACCTCGTTGAGTCGGGCGGTATTTTGCGTCAGGGTTTCCTGACGGGCTTCTTCCTGAGCCTTGGCTCTAGCAGCGGCCGCTGCCTGCTCTTCTAGCAGGGTTTGGGTTTCTTTATGCTCCGAGAGCCACTGTAGTAGCCCTGAGGAGGTTGTAGTAGGGGCTGCCTTTGCAACCCTTGGTTCTCCTACAGCTGGTCCCCCCGATATTGCGAGAGACATTGTTATTACTCCAATAGTAATTAACTTCTTCATTTAGCGACCTACCTTTCATTGCTTTAGTACTCGGTCGTTTATTGTCAAAGTGACAGCGATATTCAGTTATGAGCCATAAGCCTAGTCAAAATTAACCTGTAGTTCAACAACATGGCCGAAATAGTTTAGTCCGTAAAAATAAGGCATCTATGGCACACTTTTGGTAGTTGGTTGTCGAAAGGCGAATAATGGTAGACCCATTTGACGATGAAGACTCATTTGAAGATGAGTACTTTGACGGTGACGATTTAGACGACGACCTGTTGTACTCCCTGTTTGATATGGATGAGTACGACGTTCTAGACGATGACGAGGAAGAAGACTAATGCTACCAGCTGTTGCAGCGGCAGGCCGTGCCCTACTTAGCACTGGAGTTAAGGGAGAAATTGCTCGAGGCGCTGCTACCTCGCTACTAAGCGGTGGTGGCGGTGGCGGTGGAGGGTCCTCTACACAAGGCGGTCCATCCCTAAGCCGAAGCCAGCAAACTGCTGGCAACAGCCCTATTGGGCAGTTACCTAAGAATTAACTTCTTTTAAAACTTTAGCTACTAATTTTTTTAAAACTTTAGCTACTAATTTGTAGAACTATACGGTCTCCCTGACTACAGACCGGAGACTCTGTGAAGCTTACTTTCAACGTAATACTACGTATTATCGCCACGTTTGTGGCATCCGCACTAGGTGTTATTGGTGCAGGCTCAATCATGGGCGTAGACATCCTAGTAGCTGCCGCTATGGGCGGTATTCTAGCCGTATTCAAGGTTATTGAACTACTGGCACTTGCATTCTTAGAAGATGGAAAACTAACACTCGACGAAATCAATGCCGCATTTAGGCAGACTGTTGCGCTAAAGGGAGTAGATAACGAAGGGAACTCAGAGAAGAAGTGAAAAACCTGCGAATATTCGCAGCACTATTCCTAGCATTCGGCTCTATTTTTATCGTCCAACCCGCACACGCCACTGCCCTTGAGCAGGCACAAGCCGCTCTAGCTGCAGGACAACAAGAAGTTATTGACGCTCAAGCTGCTCTGGTGTCAGCGAGCGCCGTTGTTCAGGTTGCCTCAGAGTCGCTGGCGGTAGCCCAAGCTGCGTATAATGACCCTTCTAATAGCTACACCGTAGCGTCTACGGTGCAGACCACTACTCAAAACGTGGTACAGAACGGCACGTTTGATAGCACTGCTAACTGGTCAAACGTTGTGGCTAGCAATACCGTTTACACGGGTGGGGGTTCGCCAATCATTATTAACGGAACTCTAAAAGGCTCCTATACCTCCGGTGTCTTTATCCTTCAGACTGGTACGTTCCCTGCACCTACTCGTCAAGTTCAGTTCTCCGTAGATGTTTGGAACTACGACACTAATGAGGGAAACAGGGCTAACAACCCTGACTACTACCGAATTGAGTTTCGCACATATGCTGCTGATGGCAGCAGACTGAACTACTACAACTTCCAGATTAGTCAGTGGCACAACTGGGTTACCAGAGGTGCGTCCTACACATTTGACCGTGATGCCGTTACGTGGGACATCGGATTCCGCATGGCTGATGGAGGGTTCTGGGCAGGTGCCTTTGGCCCTGTAATGGACAACGTTGTACTAAACGCTGTTATGACTACTGGTACTCCTGCGTATTCCGTAATAGACCCTGTAGTAGTCCAAGAGCTACAAAGCGCAACTCAAGCGTATAACCAAGCGGTACTAGCCCGCACCGCTGCTCAAACTCGTTACGACAACGCTGTAGCAGCTATCCCTGCGCTAGAAGCCGCAGTACTAGACGCGACTCCACACCTAAACGCGCCTACTAATTTGCAGGCAGTCCTTACGGACACTGCGGTAGAACTGACTTGGGATGCCCCTGCGTCTAACTCGTCCGGTGTAGTTCCGGAACGTTACGCAATCATGTGGAGTACTACCAACTTTACTGAGAATGGTTGGGGATGGGCGCACGGGGACACTTCCGTAACTATCCCTCTGGATGTGCTAGATGATGCTGGTGGACTAGGTAATACCTTCCAGTTTGCTATCAGGGCCGATAACGACACTTTAGCAATTTACTCATCTAGGTCTACTACCGTATCCGTCACAACTGTAGCTCCTCCAACCCCTGCTTGGTGGCAGGTGCAGTGGAATGAGGGCGAATACGTAGAGATTGGCCTTTTATCTGAAGGCAACGTGTTCAGCAGTGTAACCGCTTGGTATGGAGGCTCTGACGGCCTCTGTGGTGCTACGGTTAGCGCAGTGCTTGAGCCGCTATTTATTGGGAACAGCACAGTCAGCTTTACCGCTGACAACGGGCTATTTGGTGACCCATGCCCGGGAACCTATAAGGTGCTTAGGGTAGCTGCTACCGTAGCCAGCCAGCCACAAGTGAGCCAATCACCAGAAGTAGTACAAACGCCAACGGAAAGTCCATCTCCTCAGCCTACACCAGAGCCCGCACCAACACAAACCCCAGAACCAGTAGCGCCGCCATCAGTAGAGCCGCGTCCAGAACCGACGCCAGAACCTTCGCCAGAACCAACCCCCGTTGAGCCAGAACCGACTCCGAGTCCTGAACCAGAGCCTTCTCCGACCACGACTCCAGAGCCCACCCCAACAGATACCCCAGAACCAGAACCCACAGAAACGCCTCAACCATCGCCTACTCCTGAACCAATTCCTGAAGAGCCAGAACCAGCCCCCACAGTAGACCCGACACCAGAACCAAGTCCCGAACCCAAACCTGAGCCTGAACCTGAGCCAAAAACTCCGGAAGATTTAACATCTGATACTCCAATCGAAGACGTTGTAGCTGTACTAGAAACCGTTGTGCCTACAAGTCTGACAGAAGAGCAGGTGGCAGTGTTGGTAAGTATTGCTCTTGAGACCTTCGAGACAGCAGAGCAAGGCTCCCCTGAGTATGAAGCAGCTCTAGACCTGCTCTTGGTAGCTGCTCAGGCAGACGACATAGTACTAGACGAGGAACTAGCGGCTATACCGCTTATTGGAAACGTAGCTGGAGCAGCAGTTGAAGTATTCAACGCTCTAGGAAATGCAGGTGCAGACATGTCCCCACAAGTCCGTGAGCAATCAGAAAAGGTTGTTATTGCAGCCGTCATCGTAGGACAAGTAGCGATGACCGCAACAGCAGCCGCAACTAGTGCAGCAGCGTCTGCAGCAAGGAGACCATAATGGTTAAATTCATTAAAGCCCTATTCAAGGACATCATCGACCAAGCATGGACTTTGCTCGGTATGTTCGTAGCGTGGGTAGTCCTAGAAGGCTCAGCTAAGGATGTCGTAGG